AAGCATCTTGATAGGTGAATGTATCTATAATAGTTTTACCTCTTGACAAATAAAGTAATTTATAATATCCCGAGCAATCTTCTTTAATTTTCTTTGCTCTTGTTTTAGCTTGCCAATGATTATTCCACTGAATTTCACTTATAGTTTCAATAAGATAATCATCAGGAATATCTGTAACAGATGAATAAACAGTATTCCACTTTTCAAAGAGAGTTTTAGTGATAGTAATAAGAGTATCAGACAAACTATTATCTAATTGAGCCACCATAAAGTGCTCATCAAATTCTTCTTGAGTACCTGTCATTAAAGTATCTACAAGACTTCCAAACTGTAATGAAGGAGTGTCTACTCTATCAAATAATTTATCAAGACTTCCAAACCCCTCTCTTTCAAATTTAGCTAATGTAGAGTAAGATAGTGCGGGGTCTTGTCTATACTCTAGTTCTGTTACTAACCAAGATATTTCTTTTAAACTCTTTCTCATAATTAATCATCATAGTTCGAGAGGTCTATATCAAGATAAGACATATACAGTATTAGTTCTTCTTCTAATGATAGTAAAGAAGCTATACTTTCATCTAAATCCTCTACTTCTGTTATCACTTTTTGTGCCCTCTTTGCTTTATTTGCTTTATATAAATCAGACTTAACTAATTCAAGAATATACTCAAAGTTTCTTTCTTTAAAGTATTTCTTAGCTAATTCAGCATCTTTTCCTGGCAAAGTAGTGATGAGACTTTCTATTCTTTGCAATGGACTTTGTTTCATAATTTTTGAAATTAAAAGTGGGCAAAGATAAGTTATTCTCTTGAATTTTGCAAATCATTTAATAAAAATTTTAAGTCCTTGATAGTATATACTATTGCATAGCATAACTTTTCTCCTGAGCTATCTTTAATCTTTTCAAGTAAATCTCTGAACAATCTTGTTTTATAAGGAACTGCATCATTCTTAAATCCCTTGACTTCTAAAATAACTTTTATATCACCCACATTAAAGATGAAATCAGGAGTGTAATGAACTGAAGTAGGTTTTCTATCTATTCTTTTAAAAGTTCTCCCATATCTATCATAAAATGGGACAGAGAATTTATCCCTGTCCCATATTGTAAATCTCTCAGATTCATACTGAGGGGTTATACCAATAGATAAAAGATACTTGTAAATAGACCTCTCTTGTTTACTTCTAAAATTAATACCGTCTAATTCACACTCTGTAGCATTTTTTATCTTCTTGTTTTCTATCATTTAAACATAGATTTAAGAGGAGTGGCAAGCATATTAAATGCTATATTAGCATCTGCAAATGTTCTAAATGCTGCAAAGTGCTTATAACTTTTAATCTTTGACTTATCAAGTTTGCAGATTTCACCATTAATAGAACTAATGCAGAAAATGTCTTTACTATTACTAATGTGGTCGGTATATTTTTTATCCAGCTCTACAGCAATTTCTTTAAGTATAATATTGATAGCTGCCATAGGATGAACATCTGCAATATTACCAAGCCATCTATCTACTCTTTCTACTGACCATCCTTTCTTATCTGCGACTTTCTTGAAATAATAAGTAAGGTCAGAGGGAATTTCAACATTTTTTTCTCTTTTCCTAAACTTTTCTTTAGTAGCAGATTCTTTCATATAAGAATCAATAACTGCATCAAGTTTAGCCATAAGGGTTTCAACATCCAATTTAACTGGTGTCAAATCAATTACTTTAATATGATTCATAATTATTAAAATTAAAAGTTACTGTGCAAAGATAATAATAAAAATTTAAATCTCCAAGAATTTTTCAGGAATATTATAGTTATCTATAAAATCCCATATTTTAGCATTTCTATCTGTAAAATTAACTGGATAGTTATTAGGAACAATAGGACTTGAAGTTAAATAAGATAAGTCTTGAATTAATAGCTTGGGAGTTTCATAAGTGCCTATTTCATCTGCATCATATTTTCCATAAGGGAAATTACTTTTATGAGTGGCTATAAGATTAGTAGATACACAAGGAATAACATTTTTAATAATTGCTTTGCATACTATATCATTACTTAAAAATACCAATGGAGATATATATCCCTTTATTCCAGTTAATTTAATTTTATTATTTACTATTTTACTTGTATATCCAAATATTATTAAAATATCTTTACGACTATTAAGTAAAATTCCAGCACCTCCATAAAATACGTCTCCTCTTTTTGTAGTAACTTCAGTGAGGCCTTTATTAACTCTTGTTTTTAATAGATATTCAATAATACTGGTTCCTGTACATTTCTCCCCTGAACCAGTAATGGGAAGTGGGCAAGCGATAGTAATAGTTTCTTTATTTTTTTCAATCAATCCTTGGTATATCTTATTAAAGAAGGCATACTTATTTATTACTGGGATAAATATTTCATCTTCTTTACTGGCCATAATACTTAAAAACCTATTAAAGACATTATGATGTTCATAACATGGAAGTAGTGGAACATTAGGGCAATAACCAGAAGGATTATATAAATACTTTTTAAGATATACATCTAATGCCATAATTATTCAGTTTTTAGTAGCATTCTTTCTGCATTATAATAGGTAAAGAAGGGTAGTTCTCTTTCTACAAGGGGATTACATTGATTAGCAACAAAATTAGTAAATAAATTTACCATCACTGAGGCAATCATATTGGCACAAAATGAGGTTTGTTTATAAGAACAAACAGTTTGTTCACTTTCTTCATCAGAAAATAGCCATTCTTTCTCATATTTATCCATGTAATATGTGTCAGTTCCTTTAATACAGAAAACTTGAAATTCTTCTGCTGCAAGTCTGCCATCTATGAATAAACAATTTTCTCTTTCTCCTTGTGAAAGTGTACCTATGTGCCCCCTCCAATTATAATAGAATGTCTTTCTTGCATCCATATTATCAAAGCCACATATCATAATATTAGCTGTATTACAATGACCAGTATATTTTCTATTGTAAATACAGTAATTATAAAATCTGGAATATTCTACAAGGAAGCTTCCTAATTCATGACATTTTTGCTTTCCTATACTACTTACCCCATATAATTGGCCTGACATATTAGTAGCATCAACTATATCGTCATCATACATCATTAAGTGGGCTATTTTCATTCTACTCAGGAGAAAGGCAACATAACTACCTATCCCTCCAAGACCTGCAAGTATAACTCTTTGCTGTTGAATTTTAGAAAACCATTCTGCAGAACTAAACCTTGATACAGAGTCATCTATAAGAACTGACTTAGAATTAAGAGGAATATCAATAGTTTCACTGTGTGCTTCTTCCAAAGTTCTCTCAAGAAGTTCTGCTTCTTCTTGGGAGAGTCCTGTTTCTTCTAATTCCATAATAGTAGTTTCTCTTTAATAATTTCCAAATAATCATTCTTAGGCAGTTTATTTAGAGTAAGATATACTGCATCTGCCATATCTTTCATATAGTTTTCTTCAATAACTTCATAGTCTTGGGGTACAGAATAGGTAAGAAGAAATTCTACAAACATCTCTACCCAATTTTCAAAGAACAGCATATCTTTATTAAATCTCTTATCAAATAGAGGAACCATTCTCTGAGCTGCCCAATTATTCATATCAATATTATTACTTTCAGTAATTACAATTGAGCCAGTAATAAGTTGCATTGCAAGAGCTTTTACATCCTTAGCATCCACAGTAATGTCACTATCTTTAAAGAAATCCTTTTCTTTATAGAATGTATTCTTTTCATTAAATGGAGATTTTGGAAATAAATTAGGATTAAATAATCCCATGTCTTTATTCTTAATAGGCTCTATACCAAGATAATTGGGATTAATGTTTCTAACTGCTTCTATCTTCTGTGCCTTTTCAGCTTTAGCCTTCTTAATTTCAGCAAGTCTTGCATCAATATCATCAAATTGAGATGCTCCTTGTTTGATAATATTAAGCATTGAATACTGAATAACCTCACAGTCTACTTCATTATTACTTTTACTGTGTTTTAATTCATCATTAAAAGTGTTATAAGTAAAATCAAGTATTTCCTTTTTCTTTCCTTTAATCTTTCTTGTAATAGCAGCAGTATAAGTACCTTCATTATTTACAATGAGAGATACAAAGTGATTTCTATCCTTTCCTTCATCTCTAAGAGTGTTTAAGTCCGTCTGAGAAAAGAAAGTTGCCATACTATTATGGGAATGAATTAATCCCAATTGGCAATCAATTAGATTATTATCTGTCATATAGGATATTACATCAGGCGACATATCAAACTCTGTATAAGCCTGAGAACCAATATCCATAGGAAATATATCTACACAAGTAATTTTCAAATCTCCTTTTTCATAAGAGCCTGAGTAATTATAAAATAAAGTACCAGACCACTCTACTTGAGATATTTTATTACAGAGATGCCTTATTTTACTTTCTACTGAGCTCGGGATAATTAAATCAAATGAAGTAGATGTCTTCACAAGTTGGATTGGAAGTGTTTGGTCCATAATTTACTGCGGTTAAAATTGTATTAACAATATAAAATACTATATATTCATCAAGAACATTGATGAAGTTACTTTGAGAATCTTCTATTATATGTAACTTATACTCTGTACCTTTAAAAGTTAGAATTGGTCTATTTAAATCTTCATAACTAATAACAGAGTCTCTATCAGAAACATAAAATAGATTGCCATATTGATTTAAGAAGGCCTTTCTTATTGTTAAATTAGATAATAACTTTTCTATTGGAATTCTGTCTTCCTGAGGAAGAGAATTATACCATTGAATAAATAAGTTACTTAATGTGATAGTTATTTCAAAAGAAGACATAGCTATGCTATAACTTCCTCTATTGAAATTAAATTTAAATGGTCTTAATTTTATTATATAAGGTAGGAATTTTCTTAGTATATTTCTATTATCCTCATTAAAGAAATTAATACTCATATCTTCTTTTCTAGTTATTGGGAAAGAAACTTGATTAGATGCATTTGCATTACCTACTCTTTCTAAATACATATAAGGAGTTCCGTCAATAGATTCTACTGTTACATATTTAGATAATTCATAACAAAATAATTCCCAAATTTCTTCAGAAGGAGCATGACTTAGGGAGATTATAGTATCTCTTATTGGGCCTGTGCCAAGGCAACATTCTCTCCATTGTGTATAATTAGATGCACATACAGATGGCCTGTGGGAAAAACAATATCCCGAGTTAAATTGAGAAGAAGTATATTCAGTTCTAATCATTTCTATAGAACCGCCAATTTCTCCTGTATTAATAACTTTTACCCTAACAAACGCTTTTGTAATATCTATGGATTTATTATTTTCATTAGTTACTGTAATATTTGGGAAATAGACTATTATATATTCCCCACATACTATAGGTTTTCTATCTACAAACTCTTCTCCATAGAAATTCCTAAATATATCATAAACTTTATCTACTGGAGTTTTTTCTGGTTCCATAATAACAATTAAAAAAATAGGGAAGAGGGTGTTAATTTCCCTCTTCCCTGATAATTAATTAAAGTATATTTTCAAACATTTTGCTAATTTCATCATCACTATAGGATGAATCAATATCGCGGTCAGAACCTTCAGTATGGTAATTCAAAAGATTCTTTACTTTATGCAGGGTGCTGCCAATAATATCACCATTATCATAAAGTTCATCTACAAGAATAGCAATAGCCTCTCGAGCTTTTGCATCTACACCCTGGAAACAATTAGATGCAAGAGAAGAACCTTCTGGTGCCTTATTAGCTTCGATATACTCAGAGATAAGTACATTAAGAAAATCAGTAGAGCATTGAGTATAGTTCTTACCATACTTAATCAAGCAAGCCTTTTGCAGGTCATGCTCTTTAATAAACTCATAAGCTCTTTGACGCTCAGTATTCATACCGGATTTAATCTTTTTGTTAGTATTAGTCAACATAAACACAAGTTCATTAGTGATAATAGTTTCACCAGTAGTCCTATTGGTATAAGGAACATCTTTAGGAAGAATTGACTCATCTGTCTTCAGTTCAGTCTTTGAAGTTCCTTCATAGAAGGTCATATCAGTATAGTCAATACCTGCTGCTGTAAGGTCAGCCTTCAATTCAGCAAGAGTTTCTGCACTTGAGTTAATTACACTTTTCTTTTGAGTCTTTGTTGACACAATTGTGATTTTACGAGATTCCATTTGTATAAATTTTGTTAGTTAAACAGACCTAATATTAATTCTTTAAATTTGTTTTTATCATGAAGGGAATGATATAGGTCTGAAATATCTTTTCCTTCATTAAATGGAGGTAATACAACATTAATAAACCCAGTTTTTGAAGCAAGATTTTTAGCATCTTCAAGACCAGGAGGGTCATTATCTAATAAAATATAGACTCTATTGAAGCGCCTTTTCAGTTCATTAATTGCTGTATTACTCATTCCATATCCTTCACCTTGAATAGCAAGTGAAGGAATACCAGTATTAGCCCATAAACATAAAGCATCTTTAAGTGAAGAACATATGCACACTCTGTCTCCACTTTTAGGAACTTTAGTCCATAGACTTATAACAGACTTATCATGTCTGTTTGCCCACTTGAATCCTTTAGTATTAAATGGTTGATAGACCTTTAAAGTAGTTTTACCTTCTTTAAATTCTACATATACATATGCATATTTATCAGCACCATAAATATAATTAATGCCATTTTTAACCACTATTTTATGTGATATAGGATAGACATCAGCATATTTAAGCCACTTTAAGGATATTCCATAAGATTCCCAATATTCAATATCATGAGATTGCCATGGTCTAACTCTGCATTTAATGTCAATATCAGATTTATCTCTTATTGTTGCTCCTTTGAAATAACCACCATTTGTAACTAAAGTATTCAAATTACAATCACCTAAATCATTAGCTATTCTCCTTCTAACTTCAATTATATCACAATCCCAAAGAAGCATGAGTAGTTTAAATATACTACCATGCTCTTTGGTACTGTAATCTATAAAACCTACTTCTTCTCCATTATTAGAGAATAGGCAAAATGAAGGTTTATTGTCTTTTCTTAATGGGCTACTAATCAAACATGGAATAGATTTTACACCTAAATAATAAGCTGCAATATCAGCTTGCCTTATTTTAGATATATCATCATATGATTTAGTGCCCTTACTTATCATAGTAAATTAGATTTTTTTAATCCCAGGGAAGTCCTGAATCTTCTACAGGAGCACCAATAGGGTCATCAGTAGAAGCAATAGAGTTAGAAGGAGCAAACACAGTAGCTTCTACATCATATTCATGCACAGGAGTTGCAGAATATTCAGTATTAAGAGTTCTGCCAGTAGCTGCTGCATTCTTCAGCATTTCTTGAATTTCCTTTTCAAGAGTTGCATAAGAACTTGAAGAATTACGAAGAAATTTCTTTGTATATACAGATTGATAAAGTCTTCCAGTATTAGTATCAGTCCTTACACCAAGCATTACCTTAACCTTATTAGTAGGCTGGAAACCAAGTGCATCAATAATTTCAGAGAAATCCCCCTTGAAAATCTTGTCAAGATTATCAAACCTACATTCACATTCTTCAGGCTTAACCTTAGTATTAGGAACCATTTTCTTGGTATTATTATCCCATACAGTTACACTGGGAATGCAAAGATAAGTCTTTACAAGCTCCATAAGTTCTTCTTCTCCTACATATGCAGGCCTATAATCTGCATCAATATCAGCAGGGCCATTAGAATAAACAGGGATAGAATGAGAAGCAAGTTCCTCAGGAGAAGCCCATGCAGTTCTACCATATTTATCAATCACCTGAGTTTTACCAGATGTTGCACCAACTCTTGCCCTGTTCTGAAGGAAGAGTGCCATTGTAACAAGAGGCATTTCAAAGCCAATCTTTTCAGTATCAGGTTCAAATACAATCTGAACTCGTGCATTTGCATATTCTTTACCATCTGAATCAGATACTGTTCCAAGATAATTAGGAGCTTCTTCAAGAGTTGTATTAAACAGCTCTTCATGCTTTTTCTTATCAGGATTTACTGCTTTAATAAATACAGGAGTTACACCAATGTATCTTTTAAACTCCTTTACTTCCTTTGATTCTGTACCTTTTGCAATTGCCATAATTTTATGTTTTTAAGATTAAAAATTAAATGATTCTTCATTAGTTTCCTCTTCATGAGTAGGTGCTTCTACTTGTGCCTCTTCAGTTTCTACTACAGGAGGAATAATAGTCTCAGGATAAATAAATTCAAATGATGTGATTTTAAGAACATTACCATTCTTATCAAGTTTATCTGTAGGTGTGACTATCTTCTTAATAATATCTTCAGTTCCATAACCACCAGTTGCTGCCTTAGTGGGAGCATCAGTAAGTTCAATCAATTGAATAACCTCTGCAAGTTCTGCATCAATCTTTTCTTTTTGTGCCTCAAGTTTTCTTTTCTTCTTGAGATACTCTTCTACATTTTGAGCTGTTCTTTTGAATCTTGCCAGCTCGAACTTTGTGAATTTCTTTTCCATTTGTTTAATTATTTGTTGTTAATAAATATTTTAGAGGCATCAAATGTTACCTCATTATTATCATTTGACTCAGCTACAAGTATCTTTTTACCTCTAAGATGAGGACACCTGGCTTCTTTAATAGTGTTATCTCCACCTTCAAAAGATACAAAAGTTTTATTACCATCTCTGTAAATAAGGCCAATTGCATCAGCTTCTCCACAAATAATGTCTGCTGACTTACCAGCCAAATCCACTGCCATTTCTGACATTTCTTGACCATCTTTTCTAATCTGTTTATCCTTAACATGAGTTACTAAAATAAGAGTCTCACATAAAGGTTTAAACATATCAATAAGATGTCTAAGAGCTTTCCTCAAATAAGTATAACCAGCACCATTTGGTAGTGTTCTTACATCAGCCTTAGGGTCAATTACAGTCTTTCCTGTCTTTGGGTCTTTTATTGGCATACCTGTTGTATCTTTAAGTAAACCATAACCTTGACCCATTGCAGTACTTCTATACATATCAGCAGCAAGGATAAGACTTATTTCTTCAAGCCTTGTTGCATTATCAATAGTAATAAATCTATAAGGAGCCTTTTTAAGTTCCTTACCTTTAGCAAGAATAGCAGCTTTAATCTCTTCAAGGTCTTTCACAGTTCTTGCCTGTACCTTCATTACTGAAAGTGCTCTATATCCATCTTCCAAATCTATAATAAGATTATCATCAATGGATGCTACTAATGAGGACTTACCTTGTTTTGGTCTACCCATAAGTATAAGTAACTTAGGGTTGTAGTTAATAACTACACTTCTCTCAGTAGGTAGTTCAATCATGTTTCTTAAATTTTGTTGTTATTAATAAAAATAGATTACTAAATGTTGTTAATGTTGTCCAAGACCTTTTCTTTAACTTCTTTTCTTCGAGAAAGTTATATACTCTTTGCATTGCTTGTACATCATTAGCTCTTGGCAATTCTGAAAATGTAGAAACTGCTCCATCAAAGTAAAGAGGACATATATTACCATTGGCACCATAATCTCTATCTTCAAGAATTTCCATAAATCTAATATGGTTCTTAAATTTAGTAATATCATATCCTTCATACTCTGTTAAACCATACTTAAATGGACTATACAATCCTATCACCATGTTAGCCAAATTGTTATCATACAAGCTCTTTATCTTGTATTTCTGTATTTTATGTATTATATACAGTTCAGACTATCTCTTCTATAACCACTAAATATTGGTATATATAGGCTATAGCTCCGCACTCTTGGTAGTTCATTTTCCTCAACACCACTTGTTAGGAAAGTATCTACTAGTCGTTGTTCCTTCTATATATTACTATATAGCTTGGATAAGGGTTACCATGTAATAACTATGGTTTTCCCAGATTCACGAAGTTACGAGACACTATGTAATTTGTATTTCATACAATTACAAAAGTAAGGAGAAATTAATTTAGTAAAGGTATTTTTACTTATGGCTCTTATATATAGCACATTTCTTTTAAATAAAGAAGTTTCTATATTAAATTTATTAAATAAAAATTTTCTAAATTGTAATAGCTCCTCTTTATTAAAACAGTTAGTACTTATAGTATATCCATTAGTAGTTTTACTGCCATCATCCATATACATAAAAGCTAGAGATACCTCAGTAAAATTATTGAATAAATTAAAAGGAATTACTTTCTTTTTATTTATATAAAATAAATTTTTCCAATCATTTAATTCAGGATTTGCAGGAACAGACATTACGTAACTTTTATATAATTTGTTATTTCTTTTATCAACTGTTTTTCTTTCAGCGTAATAGCATTTTGCTCCTAAACTTTCAAATATTTTAGTTTTATATTCACAATATTCTTTTTGAGCAATGCAATGCTCACATGAAATTTTAGTATTTTGATTTCCTCTTTTTATTAAAGAGCTATCACCTAATAATGTTCCTATTAAAACTTGTTTTTGAAATTCTGATAATTTAATAGCTTTATTTCTATTTAAATTCTCTCTTTTGTAATTATATCTCATTCTATGTGAATAAATTCCATCAGGAGACATATTTAATTTCTCTGCTATTATTTTATCACTTAATCCCTTATTAAAAAGCTCTTCAAACTTTTTATTGTTTATTTTTGATATTTTATCGTAAGTAAACTTTGTTTTTAAATCTAACTGTTTTCTCCAATAATATATTGCACTCCTCGAAACATTTAAAATCTTTGCAATTTCAGTATCCATTTTACCTTCTTCATATAAAGATATAAGTTTATCTTTCATTGAATTAGTAATTTTCTCTGTAGTTTTTCCCATAATCTTTTTATTTAATTACTGGGCAAAGATAATATTAAATTTTGGTTTGTGCAATACTATAAATACAGTTGTAATATATGATATAGTTGGCTATCTCGGGTTGTGGTTTTTGCATCAGCAAGGCCATCTGAGGTGGGTTTGATTCTATTAAGTTTAAATGATTCATTACCCTCTTTGTCCTGAGACTGATGCTGGATCATCACTATAGTATATTTAAGCTGGTCTCTCAAAGTAATAAAATACTTTGACATTTTCTCAATGGTTTCTCTTTTACTTAAACCACTTTCTTGAGCTAAGTTTGAAGCATTGTCAAGAATTATAATTCTATACTCCTCAGAATCATTTGGAGTGTAAGGATTAACAGTATCTACAACTTTTCTATCTTCAAGTTTGCCTGTTACTTGGTTTGGTGCTTGTATAGTTTTAAAATTTAAATGCCCATGCTCCAAAGCTTCTTCTCTACATCTTTTATTGATTCCCGTGGGATTTCTAATGTCATCAATGTAAGTAACAGTTTCATTGAATTTTCTAATATAAGTTTGATACTTCTCTGTTTCTAATAAATTAAGCACTTCTTCTGATATAGGATTATCTTTATCAGTACTTTCAATATCAGTGTTAGTAACAATTAAATGGTCAAGCCTATACAAAAGATGACATAGAAATTCTATATACTTCTTTCTTGGACTCTCTTCAAGGCAAAAATACAATACTTTAAGTCTAACTTCAGGATGTTTTATAATGAAGTCAATTGCTTCATATACATAAATAAAATCACAGAATTTAGTTTTACCAATTTTTTGATTAGCAGTGCATATAATATACCTGCCC